ACACCTGTTTCGCACACCTTCACACCCATTGGGAAGGACGACAAAGGCGTCTTTTGGTGGGAGCAAACCACTCCGAACCCAGCGAACCCGCTGGGCGCGAAGCGGATCTCCTACCGCCAGACGCGTGTCATGGACAACGGCTCTCAGCTGACGTCCAAGTCCACCTGCATCTACATGCTTCACGTCCCCACCCTGGAGACGTTGGGCACGAACGATGCAGGCATTATCCCTCCCCCGACCCTTGCCTACAAGGAAGTTGCTCGTGTCCAATTCGACCTGCCGGATCGCAGCGTGAAGCAAGAGCGTAAGGACACTCGTGTCCTTTTGCTTAACCTTCTCGCTGTTAACGACATCGTGAAGACGATTGACGACCTCCAACCGATCTACGCTTGATTGACGTAATCGGGTAGGGCCACCAAGGAGAAATTGTGAGAGAACTTCAGCAATTCGCGGCTAATCTGCTTATCGCAGAGCAGTTCGCTATCGGGGTGGGATCCCCGTACGCAGCCCAGATACTCGAAAGTATTTGGGTTCAGGATTTCCCTAAGCTTTTTGGAGCCAAGGTCGACCCTGAAGCGTACGACACCCCTTATGCCTTTGCAGGCGATTATGCATTAGCCAATTTTCTCAGGAAATCTGAGTTAGTTGGTGATGTAAATCGCCTGCATGCCGAGGCAATCACGCGTTTCAAGGCGCGTGAATCTTCGAATCTCGCTGTGAATAGGTCTTTAAGATCTTCGATCCCCCTTCGGGGCGTTGAAGGCATCATTTCTGATGCCAGACGAAAAATATCGGATATCCTCGGACCTCTTCGAGTCAGTGAGTTCGTGAGGGGGTGTGCATGGGGGCCAGGTGCCACTGCGACATTAAAAGCGCAGTGGTGCACTCTGGACCGAAAAATACTTGAACCGAGGCTCAGCGTTACACCGCGCGCGCTCAGATACGCGAGAGCGTATCATGAGCACGCTTACGCCTGGAGTAAAGCCCGTTTCCACTTAGATGTGGAGGGGCCGACTTCTTGGCTTAAGGGTGAGTACGAAATTCGCGATTCGGAGCGTTTCGCTACGGTCGTGAAGGACGCACTTTCTAGACGCACAATTGGTATCCAACCTACCCTTAATCTGTTCTTTCAGAAAGGGGTGGGACGGATGATCAGGCGGCGTCTGAAACGCGAGGGAGTTGACTTGGATTCTCAGGTCCTCAATCAGGTTTTAGCCCAAAAGGCTTACCAAAACGGTTTTTGCACCGTCGATTTGAGGGAGGCAAGCAACTCTTTAACAACGGAGGTCGTCCGTGCACTCCTACCACCTGAGTGGTTTGCACTTATGGACGATCTTAGGTGTCACCGTCTCGATATCGACGGTGAAGACCATTACTTGCAGCTCTTCGGAGCTATGGGGAATGGTTTCACTTTCGAACTCGAATCTCTCATCTTTTACGCTCTTTGCTGGGCGATAGTTAGATGCGAGGCCGGTGATACTAGCAGTCCGATCGCCGTATACGGCGATGACATTGTCATCCACAGTCGACACTTTGAACGTTTACAGCAGGTCTTTCCTAGGTTTGGCTTTGAGGTGAACGACCAAAAGTCGTTCGCAACAGGCCATTTCTATGAAAGCTGCGGTAAGCATTATTTCAAGGGTGTTGACGTCACTCCTGTCTATCAGAAGGAGATCATTACTGATCTTTATTCTGGTATTCGGTGCGCTAATCGGATTCTCCGATGGGCACATCGTATTGGGGGTGACTATTTCTTGGATGGCAGAGGCCAGCAGGCTCATTCAGAAGCTATTCGAATTATCGAGGCTCTGAGTGGGGGGCCCGTTCACCTCCAGCCGTGGTGGCTGGAGGGAGATGGTGCCTTATCCTCGTGTTCGACACCATTCCGATTCGATCGGGATGGTATCGCGAGGATTCCTGTTTATCGTACCAACCCTGCCTGGCGGCAGACTCGGAACGAGGCTATGTACGCGGAGGCGCTCCGTATCGAATCGTCGGCTCATTGCGATGCCTCACGGCAGAGCTTGTTTGAGTATGCGATTTGGTTTGAAGCTGGCTTGACAAAAGCTAGTTATGGGCGTGTTACTCCTCGTGGGATTGTGCGTTACACAGACGGTATGCAGCGGATATACCGGCGCAATACCTCGGATCTTAGATGGTTGGTCCCTAACCAGGGTTAACCTCTAAGTTGGACTCGGGGCAGGACCCCGATATGAACGGGTTTACAGCGT